AATGACGTATTCACCGAATTGTACGAACCGCCATTTTTCTGCACCAGAAAGGTCATATGCTGGTGTTCCAGCTTTACTGACATCGTCCAGATTGTTAGTTGAGGCGTTGAAACTGTACAGTTTGGCGTCATCTCCAGCGAATAGCTTGACGTTGCCAGAGTTGTCTTTTGCGGCATATATACCTCGTATAGTTCCACTAGCGGAATTACTGAAACTAATAAATTGATTTAGTGGGCGATAGCCATTAGCCGCTGGTATTACGTTCTCTGCCGTGACCACGCCAGCGTTCATAAAATCAGGCTGATCTGGCAACCATTCTCCAAACTGTATCATTGTCCTAACCAAGTCCCGCTAGATGTTGTTACTGTAGACCATATCTCAGAACCAATAGGCACATCCGTCCATACCTCAGTACCTACTTCAACCTCGCCCCAATCTTCGCCAAGTATCTTCGCAGATGTTTCCTGTGAAACAGAAGCTGTTGCTGTAGATGCGCCGTTAAACACAGCATTTACTGCACCTGTTACTGAAACAGATGTGTCTGCCACACCTGATGCCAGCGTGACAAAGTTTGAGCTTGATGTAGCTGATGCTGATACAGAAACAGAACCCGCCACGGTTCTGATACGAGTACCGTCAAGAGCAGCAGTGCCAACCGCATCAACCAAAGCCTCAAATGGACGCACACGGACAAACGCGCTAGAAGCCGTGCTGATAGCCTCAACAGAGGCGACCATAGTTCTTATGCGGCCAGCGGTGCTAGAGGCCGTCACAGAGGTGCCAACGGCGGCTGAAATACCCTTTAGCTTTACTGCTGTCCCTGTGGCTGTAGCGGCTGTAGCAGCGGAGCCATCAGCAACCTTAACCTCAAGCGCAAGGGCATCTAATGTGCCATAGTTCCAGTTGTCCAGCGCACCCCAGCCATCCATATGGTCTAAGGCAACAGCAGTCCACGCGACCTTGTCACCCAGAGTATCTAGAGTGAAGGTGTAGCTATCTAGGGTTCCAGTTAGCCTATCTAATGGTGCTGTGGTTGACATTGGCTACACCTACGCTGCGGTGATGTCCATATCACCGATTGCAATCTTGAGGATGTCTCCAGTCTCAATGACCTTGCTGGCAGTCAGCGCACCGTGGATAAGCAAGTTCCCGGCTGATGAGGCATCGAACAAACCAAAATGGCTTACCGTACCCCACGATCCAGTAGCTGCTGAAAACTCAACTGCCGCATCATTGCTTGCTGTGCCTGATGCCGCTGCACCAAAGCTAATTGATACACGAGCATAACCGTTACCAGTTAACTCTGTGCCGCTGTTGTCGTCATTAAAAGAACCTGTAGACAAACCAACATATACTGTCGTTGGCATTGTGTACGCGCCAGTGCCTAGAATATGGTCGAGAATTTCATTCTCTAGGTAATCACTCATTGCAGACATGTGTTACTTCTCCGCTGTTACATTCTGCCGTAAGTAGACAGATTTAGTTTGTAGTGGCCCTGTGCCATAGTGTGAACGCTCTTCGTCCATCCGCACCTCATTTATAGCACGAGTGAACTTCTCATCATACTGCGCGGCTCTCTGCTCATCCAGAAGATACACATATGCCTCTGTTAGTGCGCCGTACAAATACAGGTCAGGTGAACGTGTGAACAGTATAGGGGTGCTAACCGCAGACAGCGCATCAACATCTCCAATGTAAACAATCTCCATTGTATAGCCGCTGTCTGGTATAGGACGAATCTTCATCTCCTTGCCGACTATGCTATAGCCTTGTGGCTTGCCCTGACCATTGCTTGAATACTGCGTATCAAGGCCTGTAGGTGATGCGTAGGACAGCACCGTTAATGGACTTGTATTCAACTTAACTTCTCTGACCTCACGCAAGTCCACAGGCAGAGCAATATATTCATCACCAGCTACAAGCGTTGCCTGTGCACGCTTCTCTTGCTCACGAGTTTCCAACTCACGATTGATACGGGCTTCAGCTAACTGAATAAAGTCAGGTATCTGTGTAGTTAAATCATCACGAGCCAGAAAGTTGGCGATAGATGTTTGCAAGTCTGCGTAAGATGTAATAGCCATTAAACTTGTCCACCACCAGTTCTAAAAGCGCGGTTCTCGCTGTCGTTCAGCCACTGCTTCCACGCCTTTGGGTTTTCGCTTGGCTTGCCAAACTTTTCTACTAGGTGAGCATACACGACATTAGGTATTTCTGCCACATGCTGCATGTGCTTCTGGGTTCCGCGCAAACTGCCGGGACGCCAATCGTTATTCATCTGACTGTTCAGCTTCATCAACGTGTCAAAATTCTGTGTAGACTGGATGCGCTGAGAACCGTCAGTATCAGTGACTAGGTCAATCTTTTTGCCTGTAACGGCATCATTAATTAGTGATCTTTTCATACTTTGCCCCAATGAGATGAAGGGGCGGCAGAGCCGCCCCCTCTAATGTTATGATCCGTCCAGACCGATTACGGCTGCGTGGGCTTTAGGTGCAAGCACCTTCAAGGCCCATTCAGTCACAATCTGGAACTTCTCTGCGTCACCTGTTGGTGCAATTTCGTTTTCGGCGAAATTACGGCCATTGATGGTGCAAAGTGCAGCGAAGTCTGGGTCGATCAAGAAGACCTTGTCGTCACCCATAAAGCGTGAAGGAGCGACTTCCAATGTGCCGAAGTCAGTCAAGAAGACTGAAGTCGAACCAACGTAGGTCACTTCTTTGGCCTGTGTCATGTTGACATCGTTGCTGACCAAGTTGCCAGAAGCTGACAGGTCTGAGAAGTTGGCCCGGTTAGCGGCTGAACACGCCATAATCTTTGGCGATCCACCGTCTGTCCAAGCTGCTTGCATCGCTGTCTCAATCTGAGCCAGTGTCAACGCACGAGCAGTACCAGTCAGGTCAGCTACGTCTGTGCCGTCACCAGTAGCGAAGGCCATATCAGCAGGCGCGTCACCATTGGTGATCCAAGTGATGAGCGATGCTGATTTACGAGGGTCTGCACCAGAGCGAGCCACGTTTGTGTCACCGATTGCTTTTTCGATGTCACGACGAAGTTCCAATGATTTCAAGACCTTCTGGTAAGCTACTTCACGATCACGGCCAGCTTTCTCAACTGCATCAAGAGTCTTTGATACAGCTACTGCTTTGACTGAGATCTGATGGTAGTTACCCAGACGGCTGGTAGCCGTTGGAGCAACAACACTGGCGTCTGCACCTTCATTGACGTAGTTAGTAGCTGACGCTGCGGCCAATTCCTGAACTTGCCATTCGGTGAAGATACCGTTTGAGGTTTCCTTCTTCAGTGCGCTGAAGATAGGTGTTTCATCGGGGTCAATCCGATAGATGACATCGGCAAGCTGTTCGCGCTCACCAATGGCTGTTGAAGTAGTAAAAGTGGACATTTTGTTCTCCTTCTAAGGTTAGTTGCCCATCAAGTATGATACGGCTGCATCTACAGACCGCTCTTTATTGAGGCGATTCATAGACTGTTGCCGCGAACGACTTGCAACTTGTTTCTTTGTGCGTGGCTGTCCAGCTTTAGCCATTTTTGGAGCCTGTCGTGTGCGTTTCTTAGCCGTGGGTTTCTTACGCTGTAGATTGTCCCACTGCATCGCTTTGTACAAAAGTTCCACTGCCCTAGCGTCTGTGGCCTGTGCAACTTCTTGTTCGCTAAACCCGATGTTACGAGCATACTCAACTACTTCAAGACGCTCTTTATTTCTAACATCATCATCCTTCCACTGAGGGATGCGATTTAGCATGTCAGACCGTTGCGCTCTAAGATGCTCGTGAAGCATCTTTTCTTGTTCAGCGGCCTGTTGTTGAGACAGTGCCTGTCTCTCTTGCTCCACTTTTGCGAGGTTTGCCTGACGATTATCGTACTCTGCTCTAATTGCGTTGTACTCTTCAGCCGTGACCTCTTTTGCTAATGAGACCCAATCAGGTTCCTGAGGAATTGTCTGTTGAATCTGCTGTGCCAGCACATCAAGTTGCTGTGCGTAGTAGTCTCTTGCTTGCTTTGCTTCGGCTGCTTCTTTCTCAGCAGCTTTCCGCATTTCGGCGGCTTCCTGACTACGCTTTGTAAAAGCCTGTTGTCGCTGATAACCCTGTAGGGCTTCGTCAAGGCTGACCTCTATCTCTTCACCATCTACTTTGACAGTGTAGACTGTTTCTTGAGGTTCCTCTTCTCCGTCCTCGTAGCCATCATCTTCTTCAGACTCTTCGACATCATAAGCATCATCCTCATCATCCTCATAGGATTCAGCCTCTAGCTGAGTGTCCTCTTCGGTGACTTCGGCCTCTGCCTCCATCGGTTGAGGAGCTTCTTGCTCCTCTGGTCGCTCTTCTTCTACCTTATCCGGGATGGGGGTATTTAGAAGGCTAACTGCATCATTTAATGAAATAGACCCGGTTCCTTGCGGATTGTCGGACATAACTTATTTCCTTTTCTCAAATTGTTGGCGATTATGCAACTCCTGTAATGTTGCCTTCGCCAATTTTCCATCTTCCACTACCTTGTGAATGTAGGTCTTAACTGCTTCCAAGTTCTGACAAAGCATATATAGGCGCTCTCTAGCTTCTGTGTCACCTATGCCGCTCTGCTTCCAAGCACTTGTAAATTCGTTCTCTAAATACTCAAAACTCTCTATGAATATTTCGTTGCGTAATACGGCTTCGGCCTTGTCGGCTCTAGCCATCTGTTCCCTTGCTTTTCCTTCGTTCATGCTAGTAAGGTCATCCCTTCTAAGTTATACGGGTCTTGGAATATGCCAGCCTGTGTGCCAGCCCTGCGGCGGTAATCTAAGTTGGCAGACTCAAAGTCTGGTTTCGTTCCGAAACCTGTGCCGTAATTAGAAGCAAAGCCACCCAAGTCTTCTGGCGCTACGTCAAGCAAACCCATCCGTGCATATGTGCCGGGTTCGTAATCAAAGCCAGTGCCGCCAACAGTGCCGCCTACATTTTGCAGGGCTGTGTCTAAACGACATGCCTGTAAATCAGCATCGAACACATAACCGTCTGGGCATTGAGCCTCACCGGTGTTGGGGTTCGTTACGGGCGGCACTGTGTCGTCTCGGCCAGACCCGTCGTCAAACTTTGAATCGTATGGACGGTTGCCGGTATAAACCTCGCCAATGCCAAACAATCCGGGGCTGTAAACGCCTTGCACCTTTCCAGTCATGTCAAATGCTGGGTATGCGTTAGGATTTTCCAACGTTCTTTCTATGTTACTCAAATTAAAATTTGAAAGCAGCCCGGCAATACTTCCAACAATAGACGGCACCCGATACGTCTTGCCAAACAAACTCACAGGAAAAGACATAAGGTTTCTGGCCTTTCGCCGTCTGCCCGGAATTTGGTCTAAAGCGTATCCCATTATCTGATCTCTGGCGGCTTTCGAAGACATACCAGTCGCCGTCCGAATATCCATCATCGTGTCGTAAACGTCTCTAGCCGTTTGGCGAGAGGTGGGGTCAAAACCCTCGTCAAACTCATAATTACCTAAGTCAACGCCCTGCGCGGCCGCAGCAGCCGCCGCAAGATCCTGCTGGACGCTGTTATCTAAGTCTTCTTCAGACTGCC